TCTGCGATTGATGAGGCCATCACTGCAACGCTAAATGATCCAGCCAAGCAGCGCAAAACGGTTGACGATGCCATGGGCTACGTCCGAAGCCTGCTGGCCAAGCGCGTGGACCCAGAGACTGGAACCATTGACCCAATGGCTTTGTACAGCGTGCGCAAAGACATCACAGATGCGATGGCTGGCAAACTACAGGGTGAGCAAGCCAATCTGAAGCTGGCTCGTGGTGAGCTGACTGCACTGCTGCCAATCATCGACAACACGATTGAGGCTGGTGCGCCAGGGTTTAACAAGTACATGAGTCAATATGCCAAGTCATCCAGTGCCATCGACCAGATGCGCATCTTGCAGGGCATTGAGTCCAAGGTGACAACAGGCCAGCCCAACTTGATGACGGGTGAGCCAGTGCTTGCTGCAGCTGCACTACGCAGACAGTTGGCTGCAAAGCAAGATGAACTTGGGGCGCAAATATCAGCGCCTGCACAGACACGATTGAACAACATCATTGATGAAATTAACCGCGGTCAGGCTGCTACAGCGCCAGGCGTGAAAGCACCAGGTTCCGACACATTCAAGAACATGAGCATGGGCAATCTGATTGGCCGAGTGTTCAGTGAGTCCATGGCTGACAACACTACGCTGCGCACCATGACCAGACCCTTGGACTTTTTGTATAGGCTGCCAGATCAGCAGATTCAGCAGTTGCTGGTTGAGGCTATGCTTGACCCCAAGCTGGCGGCAATGATGATGGGCAAAGCCAACATTATGAAAGTTGAGCCAATGGCCCAGTCACTGCGCAAGAAGGCTGAACAACTTGGATTTGGCGCGGCTATTGGCGCACAGGAGTAAACATGGCAGGCTTGCTGGACTACTTAGAGGGCATTGGCGAAACTGGTGCGACCCTTGGCACTGGACTCTTGTCCGGTGTTGTTGGCGCCCCATACGGCCTGTACAAAGGCATCACCAGTGGCCAGTATGGCAACCCGCAAGCTGTGCGCATTGCCGAAGAAGAAGCCAAGAAATTCATGGAGCGCAACACCTATGTCCCCCGCGGCAGGGTGGCCCAAGAGGCTTTGCAGAAAGCTGCGCAGCTCATGGAGGCAAGCAAGCTGCCACCAATAATTCCAGAGGCTGTTGCACTTGGCTCGATCCCGCGACAGGCTTACATGGCCCAGGCAGAGCGCAGGGGCATGGACCTTGAGAGGGCCATGGCGCCAAGGGTTGAGAGAATACTTGAGCGCGGTGGTGCTGGTGCTGGCCTGCTTAGTGATTTGGCGCAGGGGACTACAAGTCAAATTATTGATCCAAGCAAAATCAAAACATTTCCCAAAAGGATGACCGCAACAAATAAAGCAATTAAGACTGGTGGCGACATTGCAAATGCAACAGCAAGAGACTACACAAAGATTATTGAAGCAGGAAAAGAATCTGTTAGAAAAGGTGAAGCTGATTCACTTCAAGAAGCGACAAAACTAATCCCAAGTGAAGTGCAGCAACGATATGAGTTGGCAAATTCTGTATTGGACCAGCCGATTCAGCAGTGGACACCACCAAGTTATAGTTTGCTTGATAGATCGGTAATGAGCCAAACTGGAAATATTGGTGGCGTGCCAGGCGTGACTCAAGCAGACATCAATAGATATGTGCCAGCAAAAGCTGATGTGTCTTACATTAACAGCTTGGCAAATCCAAAAAATTTGGACATTATCAAAAGATCAGTGGAGCGAGGATTGGGGGCTACTGGCGGTGGCTTTTATAAGTCATACCAGCCAATGCGCGCTGCACTAGATGAGGCCAATTATTCACCTGATGTGTTTAATAAAGGATTGGCTGCCACCAGTTTTGCATCAGCTCAAAATAGTGTGGCGCTTGAGAATGCAATTGGGTCTTTGATTATGCGAATGGAACAAGCAGGAATTCCAATCACCAAAGAAAATGTGTTGAAAGCGCACGATGAATTCAAGGCTTTGACGGGTGGCGGTCTTTCTATGATGGAAGGACACTATGCGCCATTTGCAAAATTCTTGGAGCAAGGTTTCCCAAGTGGTGAAAAGCAAGCGCAGAAAATTTCATCTTTTTATCAAAACAAAACAGGCAATTTTAGACCCTATGTATTTGACACACATGAGGCTGCTGGGACATCGTATGCAACACCATATGGACCATATTTCTGGGGCCAAGGTGGGGCTAGAGACACTGAGTATGGAGCTTTAGAGTCACTGCTTCAACAAAAAATTGCCGCGCCACTAAATCTTGACCCAGCAATTGCACAAGAAGGGCGGTGGTTTGGTCTTGGCGAATTGACTGGATTGAAGACTGGCGGAGGTGACTGGCTTGACAACTATGAAAAGCAAGCAGCATGGTCAGCCCAAGAACTTGGCAAAGAATTGACCAGGAAAGAACAGCAAAGATATGTTGCTGATGTTTTTGCGGGTAAAGAACGTATGTTGCCTTGGTGGAAAAAGGATCAGCCTATTCCTGACGTTAGGAAAAAGAAATAAAGAATTGCACATTTTCTTCAGCGACATTGCTGGGAATAGGGTGCATTCCCTTTGGGGGCGTACCAAATTTTGCCAACCATAAATCAGCATACTCATTAACAAGCAAGCTTTCTAATTTGTTTGGCTCAATTTCATCCATTGATTTTGCGTTAACTATTTTCATATTAACTCCCAAAAAACGCGGCCACCAAAGGATCACGTTTGATGACCCGTCTTTTCTGTCTGCGCCTGGCAGCGCCAAAGTCCTTGTCATCAGCGTTCAAGGATTCCCTGAACTTATGGACCCTTGCGGTGCTTTTGGCGTCCTTGATCGGTGGGTGGTCCACATCCTCACCAAACCCAGATCTGTACTGTGGCCTGTATCTGTAACTGACCCCAGCCTGTATCCAGCCAGCGACATGCACCAGACCCTCATCGTGCATCTTGACGAGCAGCCTTTGGATGGCGCGTCTCTCGCCAAAGACTATTTTCATCAGCTGCGTATCTGACAGTGCAGCACCATCTGCCAAGGCCTTCTCTATGGCAGGCCACAGGCGCGGTTTACTCCCCCTTGGCATGTGTGTCCATCCTGACATCCCAAAGCGCCAGCTGGCGTCTCCTGGCGCGTTCCAGCATCCCTTTGGCAACATAGGCTCTGGTGCGCAGTTCCTGAGAGACAGCGTGGCCATCCTTTTCAGGGTCCAGCATGTCGCTCAGAAGCTCCAGCGCCACATCAATTGCTGGGGTGAGGCTCATTTCAACCCCCCAGCATCTTTTCTGTAAAACCTGTTTGGCCCAATCAGCGATGGCAACTTGAATGCGTCCATGGCGCCAACTCGCCCGTTATAGGGAGCCATCTCTTTGTAGTCATAGAACCCAACGAGTTTGTCCAGTCGGTTTGGTGGTGTCTTTTCTGGCTTGTTCATCTTTTCTCCGGCAAATTTGTTTACATGATGGACTGATCTTTGATTGGCATACGCCCAATAAATCACATTTGGATTTTTGTACTTTTACCCAAATGGATTTCATGTTAAATCTTTCAACCAAACATGACAGGCATGGTGCAGCGACGATTCTTTGATGTCGCCAGCAATGTATGGATCATCTTTAATTACTATGTGTTTTGTGCCACTTGGCGTAAATGTTTCACGCCTAATAAATCTGTATTGCTCACCAGTCCGAAGCAATATGAATTGCTGACCTGGCTGCAATTGACGCACAAACTTTTTCATTTTGAGCCTCTTAAGTCTTTTAATGTATTGGCTGCATACTGGTAGTAGTTGTGATTCCCATTGTTGCTCTGGGCCTGATGAAGGCCCAACAGCAAGTCAATGCAGGCTTGTCTCTCTCTGTCGGCCACCAACTCAGCGAACCGAATCAAAGCCTTTGGATGTGTCAAATGGCATGAAGGCAAATTAGCCTGGCCTGCCATATCCATAACGGTTTTCATCTCAACCCCTCCAGGCCAGCAGCACTGCCAGCACGATGCCAATAGCAATGGCTGCAAGGAAATCAACAGCGGCCTCTGCACGCGCATTCAACTTGGCATTCTTGACTTCAGGATAGTGATTGTATTTTTGGTGTTTCATGTCGGTTTCTTTCTGTAGAAAGGGGCCGAAGCCCCGTTTGGTTTAATGCTTTGCAGCCTTCAAAACTTCAGTGTCAACCCAGTCACCAATCTGGGCTGCATTCCAGCCATTTTTTTGTTGGCGGCCCAAGTGGGTGCTGGCCAAATGACAGAAAACATTTCCATCGCGTTCTGCACCAACGCCAATAACTTTCCATGTATCACCAATGTGAACAATTGTTTTGTCGAGAAATTGTTGATTTGTCATGTCGTTTCTTTCGTTACCCAGAACAATTATTTGTGCTGGTGAAACGTATTATGTACTAAATTAAAACAGTGTGCAACAACCACACAAAACAGTCAGGTATTGACTCAAAACGCAACTACAATATACCTCATGGAATCCATCTACACGATCAGGGAACGAGCCAAGCAGCACAAGATCACCATGGCTGCTGTTTGTGCTGAGGCCAATATAAAACAGTCCCAGGTCAGCAGGTGGCTGAGTGGGACTGTGGAGCCTCTTTGGACATCAATCAATCAGCTCAATGACGCATTGAACCGACTGATCGAGAGATCACCAGTCGCTGTCGTCTGAAACCTCTGCAACTGGTGCAGCGGCTGCACCCTTGACGATTCCGAAGTCGGCAGCAGCCGATGGCTTTGCACCACCAAGCGACTGGCCCTTGGACACCAGCATGATGTTGTTCAGGCCAAAGCTCACACCCTTGTTGCCAGCCTGGTCATACGCATACGCATTCAACGATACCCGACCAAAGTCGCCAGAGACAATCTCATCATTACCAATAATGTCGTGACCATGGGCATCGACTGCGCCAGGCTTTGATGTGTTCTTGGTATTGAAGAAATAATGCCCAGCGTACTCAGGGCCAAGTGGTCCACCATCTGACTTGGTTTCGGTGTCGCCATCACGCAACGGGTTGCGCACAGTCTTGGGGATTTTGTCACCGAACTTGGCGACCAGCGCCTCTTTCGCAGCTGCTTTCAAAGCAGTGACTGTCTCAGTGTCAGTCTTTGGAACCAGCACCTGAGTGCTGAATTCCTCTTTGCCATTCAATTCATTCTTACGGGCGGTCAGAGCAGAGAAATATGAAAAGCGAACTTTTCCGGTTACGACTCGTGTCATTGGGTTTTCCTTTTTTACGGTTATGACGTTTTCTGCGGTTGCAGAAATTGCACTTTAGCACAATTACCGATATGATGGCAACAAGTTAAAACGAGGCAAACGATGACTCTCTTCCCCCACCAGCTGCTGGCCAAGCAGTTTCTACTGGCCAAGCAACGGGCCATCCTGGCCGATCAACCCAGAGTCGGCAAGACGCTACCCACAGCGGCAGCAGCCCTCGAAAACCTCCCCGTCCTTGTCATCTGCCCAGCCATCGCCAAAACGGTCTGGGAGGCTGCATTCCAGCGTCTTGCACCCCATGCCTCAGTCCATGTCGTAAACGGCAGGCAGTGGGCGGCAACACCTGTCAGCGCCGACATTGTGATTGTCAACTACGACATCTTGCAGTACGTTCATGAGCGCACCTATAGCACGCTGATCTTAGACGAGTGCCACCGAATCAAGAACCCCAAGGCACTGCGCACCAAAGCGGCAATGAACTTGATGAAAAAGATCAACCATGTGTACGCATTAAGCGGCACACCCATCCCCAACAGGCCAATCGAGCTGTGGCCGATCCTGAACGGCCTTGGCATTTACAGGGGCGGCTGGTACGACTTTGCAGCCAGGTACGCCAAGATGTGGAAGGCGCCATGGGGCATGGATGTCTCTGGCGCGTCCAACATCCCTGAACTGAAAGCCTTGATGAAGCCCCATGTCATGCGCAGAAAGAAGGAAGACATCTTCAAAGACTACAAGGAGCCACAGGTCAGTCTCATTACGTTTGACATGCCAATTGACAAGCGAGAGCAAGACTTTGACGCTGATGCCTTGTTCGCCAATCCCAACGCCATCATGGCCTTTGAGGGTTTGGCCGAGGTCATGCGGGAATCAGGTCTGCGCAAGGTGGCGCCAGCCAGTGAATTCATTGATGATCTGCTGCAAGCCGGCGACCCTGTTGTCGTGTTCGCGCATCACAAGGATGTGGTGGCGCAGCTGGCCGAACAACTCAAAAGCTATAAGCCTGGCATTGTGGTCGGTGACACGTCAAGGGCCAAGCGTGACATGGCCATCCAAGATTTTCAAGCAGGCAAGACCAAACTCATCATCGGCAACATTGCGGCCATGAGTGAAGGCGTTGATCTAAGTGCAGCCGACACGATTGTCTTTGTTGAATGCACTTGGTCCACATCTGCACTGGAGCAGGCATCCAGCCGAGTGGAGAACATCAATAAGAACGGCATCCCCCCAATCATCTACATCCTGACCATCAGGGCATCACTGGACCATAACGTGCTGGCCAAGGTGCTCAAGAAGTTGGATGTAGTCAGTCAGATTATTTAACCCCAGGAGAAAACCATGCAACCCATTGACCATACTGAACGTAAACACGCCCGTCTCTCTGCATCACGCACAGACAGGTTTATGACCTGCCCAGGCAGTTATCGCCTCGAATCCCTGATGCCCTATGAGCCAGCAGGTGAGGCTGCGGCCATTGGCACTGCCATCCATGAACTCTCAGAACTTATCCTGTCCAACAAGCCCATCCCTGCTGGCACAGACCCCGACCACATCGCCATGGCCCAAGGCTATGCCGACTTCATCAACACCCTGATCGAGAATCCCAGAAAGAAACTAATCGAGGTCAACTTGGACAAGGGATTGCAGTCTCTGCACCCAGCACTTGGCGGGACAGCAGACGCCATCCTGGTGGACGGTGACCATCTTCATGTCGTGGATTTAAAAACTGGCCGTGTTTATGTTGACGCCAAGGAGAACAAGCAACTCTTAACCTATGCACTTGGCGCCATGCGCCAGCTCAACGCGCCAAGCACCATCCAATGCACCATGCACATCTACCAGCCAAGAGCAGGCCACAGCAAGTGGACAGTCTCCGGAGAGACACTGCAGGCTCATGCTGTGAGCCTCAAGGCTGCAGCAGAACTGGCGCTGACTGGTGATGCACCCACCAACCCATCCCCAAGCGCCTGCCAATACTGCAGGGCCAAGGTCATCTGCCCGTCTATGCGCCAGAAAGTCCAAGAGAATGCCCGAAAGGAATTCGCACCATCCACAGTCATCACGCCAGAGATGCTGGACTTGGCGGCACTGGCATCCTCATGGGCCGATGCTGTGCAAACAGCAGCCAAGGATCAATTAACCAAGGGATCAACCATCACGGGCTGGACCATGCGACAGGGCCGTAAGACACGTTTCTGGAAGGATGAAAAGATTGTGATGGCCATATTCAAGGACACCATCCAGGCGTGGGATCTTAAGTCGCCAAGTGCCATCGCTAAGCTCAACATCGATGTCTCAGAGGACTTGATCGGTGAGAAACACGCAGCGCCATCCTTAGTGCGTGAAAAATCTAAAGACTAGAATCTCATCTCTCCCAAAGAAAAAGCCCCACCAGCGCAAACTGATGGGGCTAAAACCGACAAGGAGTTAAACATGAAACACCCGACAAAGGACATTTCAGTGCCTATTTTACCTCAAAGCCCGACATTCAGCCAGAGCCAAGACATAGCCTTAAAGCTGGCCACAGTCGCACCATCAGCCCTTTTCTGCGCATTCAACGCAAACAAAATCCCATTCAAACGATCTGGCCAAGGTGTCTCCAAAGAAACCCCAAAGGAAGATCTCTTTAACAATGAAGATGTCTGGGCCATGGAGTCTCTTCCCTACGGTGACTACTTTGGCCTGGTGCAGCAGACGCCCATCCAGACCCAAGATGGCCACCTCTTGGTTTGCCTTGACGTTGACATGAAACGCGCATCAACAGCCACCAACGTGGCCATTCAGCGCATGGCGAAACACGTAAAGGCTCAGAATCTATTGACTGAGGTTTCTGTCTCAGGCAAGGGACGCCATGTCTTTATCACGACCAAGGATGACCCAAGGATTCTCCCCAAGTACAAACTGGGTGGTGGTCAGGAGGTCGAGGTCTTTGGCCTGTCCAACAGTGCAGGCAAGTCAGTGCTACTTTCTGGCAACCAGATGTCAGGCTCATTAGGTGAGCCTGTGGACCTGTATGAATTGCTACTGGATTGGGGAATTATCGAGCAGCACCAGCTGCAAGAACCAAAGTCCCCACCATCACAGTCTTTTGACTTCACAAACATAACCAAAAACCCGCCAGATGAATTCAACAGGGCCACACAAGCTCTGACTTACATCAGCCCAGACTGCGATTATCAGCAGTGGATTGAACTTGGCCAGGCACTGCACACAGCATTCGGTGAGCAGGGATTGGCTGCATGGGGCAGCTGGTCATCCAGTGGCGCCAAGTACAAGGGTTCCAAGGACATCGAGATCCACTGGAAATCGTTTCACCAAGGCAAGGGCATCAGCCTTGGAACCTTGTTTCACATGGCCAAGGAGAACGGCTACCAAAACCCAACCAAACAGACCGAGCGCAAGTCAGCGGTGGAAGACTTTGCAGCAGTGATACAGAAGTCAGGCTCACCAGATGAGCCTGCAGCACTGTCTATAGATCCATCATGGCCAGAATTAACCTTAGACCTGACCCACTTAAATCCCATCGATTACTTGATCGAGGGATTTATGGCCCATAGCTTTTTCATCTTGGCCGGTCAGCCTGGCGTGGGTAAGACTACAGCAGTGCTGTCTATGTGCATGGTCATGGCTGGATTTTCTGTTGATGGCTGCGAGATTCACGCTAAGAAAAAACGCAAGTCAATCATCGTTACTGAAGACTCAGACCAAATAATCAGAACTCTATTCGCGTATTCAAAGCATTACGGAATAAATAATCTGAATGACTGGTTTGTGGTTATTGATGCCAGAAGGTCCAATGTCAAGGATTTATTAAGGCTTGCTCACAATATAGAGCGACATACAGTTAATGATGTCAAGCCGTTATTGGTCCTGGACACAGCCAATGCGACCATGGATATTGACAACGAGAATGACAACTCTGAAGTCGGTGCATATATCGCAGCCATCAAGCAGACTATATTCATTCAGCAAAAAGCGCCAGTTTGTATCCTGACCCATACCAATAAAACCATATCCAGACAGGACTCAGATGCCATGGCGCGTGGAGCCAGCGCATTCACGGGTGACGCGACTTTAACCGGAGTGCTCTTCATGGACGAAGATAACCAGCGATACCTAAAACTCACAAAGACCCGATACGAACCCAAATTCAGAGAGATCAAATTCGACTCAATCACATTCCCAGAGATAGTGGTCACAGCAGCTGGTGACATGCAAGAGATCATTTGCAGGGTGGCCATTCCCGCCATGTCATCTGAACAAGACCGAATTGTTGCCAAGCAGTCCCAACAAGACAGCGCCAAAGAACAAAAAATCCAAGACAAGTGCGATGAGGTCTGCAACTATGTCCAGTCCATCATCAACAACACAGGCAGCGTCATCATGCGCCGTGGCCCAGGTCGCCCAAACATCCCAAAAGAGTTATCTGGCCACTATCAACTGGACTGGACTGAAATCTTTTCGAGCGTTAAAGGCTCAGATGCAGGCTATATCCGAAAGCATATTGGCACAGCCATCTTCACCAGATTCGCACCAAACGAGCCTCAGTCAGGCTGGGTGATACTTGCATGAACAGTCTAATGCGGAAAGGCGGAACTAATGCGGAACTAATGCGGAATTCCGTATTAGACAATGGCAGGTATTGTTGGATAAGTGGGGTCTTTAGACCCACTTATCCACAGACCAGTCTCGGGTTTTAAGGTACTTCAATTTCTAATGCGGAAAGGCGGAAATTTCCTATAGGGCTTTCCGTATTAGAAACGAGCATTTGATGGGTCAACAAAAAGGAAAGTTATGCACAAGTTATCCACAGGCTTGGATTTTGTAGAAGATGAGCGTGTTTTATGCCAAAACTGCTCTAATGCGGAAATGGTCGAGCAGCGCCAGTCAATGCCATCTGAGCAGATGGAAAGACACCGGAAGGTCAACGCCAAACCTTTGCAATGGATGTTCGACCAGGCAAAGATAAAAGGTGGATGGGCAACAGTGACATGGAACGAACAGCAGTGCAGCCAAACCGGACTGGCGACATTCCCGACCGATGTGAAACACCGATGCCACATGTTCCAAACCAGACCTTCAGCCGTAGAATCTGCAGAATGGTGGTTGACATAAAGCGCAAGCGTAAAAACATTGAACACATTGAGCAGGTCAAGGTGGTGCAGCACATCCGAGCGTTTTATCCCGATGTCATCATCGCGGCAATACCGAATGGTGGAGACAGAACGGCCTCAGAGCGCGTTAAGTTGAATTCTGAGGGGGTACTAGCTGGTATGCCTGATTTGTGCGTTCTTGAGCCTTTAAATGGCTTTCACGGGTTATTTGTGGAGATGAAGACCAAGGATGGCGTGGTGTCGGGCAAACAAAGTAAAATAGGTTTGCAGTTAAACGCAAGAAATTATCTGTGTCTGGTCGCCAGATCTGCACAGGATGCAATCAAAATCATTGAGGATTATTTAAATGGCCGTACCAAAACAGAAAGCTAAAACACTTGCAGAGGTGTCTGACAACATCGCTGCCAGGCAGATGGGATTCAAAGAGCAGGCAGCTGTTGCACGCAAAGACGCAACCGAAGTCAACAAGAAGATTCACAAGGCAGGTGGAGAAACGGCCTTGTTAGACAGGCTCTCAGAGGGAGAAACCATTCTCAGTTTGGCTCGGTCTTTGGAGATAAGCCATTCGTCTTTTTATGATTGGATTGAGCGTGGAGGAGAGGAACGGGCATCTGCCCTTGCGCGTGCGCGCGCACGAGGTGGACGAAGTTTAGCAGAGCAAACGATTGATATCGCAGATAACGCAACGATTCAAGAGGCGCAACTGGCCAAGCTGCGGGTCGATACGAGGCGCTGGCTGGCCAGCAAGCAGGCTCCAGACGAGTACGGCGACAAGCAGCAACCGCTGGTCAATATCGACCTTGGCAGCCTGGCACTGGATGCATTACGCAAAAGAAGCGTATTGAGTACTGAATGATTCATCGACTTTATACAATGTCCATTATGTTAAGTCGATATTGAGTTATGCACAGAATTAAGTGCATCAAAGTATTACTGCATTAGTTATGCACCGGATTCTGTGGATAACTTCTGCAAAAAACCGTGGATAAGTGCGGCGGTGGCCAGCCTGGTGGATCTGGCTCGACCCCCCCCTTGGCCGCCATCGGCGGGGCGGTTGTGGCGGCACTAATAACCTACCAACCTAACACCCTGAAAAAAAAATTTACAACTATGTTAAATATGGCATAATTGCGTTTCATGTAAACTTTTACGGAGTAAGTGAAATGAAGACGAAGCAAGCCACGGTGGAGTTGGATGGGGATGAGTGGATTGTGCTGGACACTGGTGACCGTTTAGATGGCAAGGTGTTCTGCGCACTGACAAAGCACGAGCAGCCGATTGTGCTGCATACATGGGTCGAAGAGAAACTCATTGAAGGAATAATATGAACACGATAATGCTTATTAAAGTGCGGCAGTTATATAATGTTGAGTATGTGCCGAGACATACTAACAGGCATAATCAGAGACAGTATATAAAAGCAATCAGGAATTTAGGGAGTAAATGGTTAATTCATCAAGATAATCGCAAGGAGAAACTGTAATGAAGTATTTATTTAACACGACATTGGGTTGCGGGTTTGAGGATGTTGGGGTTGTGTGGGAGTTTGAATTTGATGATGGCGGGATATATAACAGTAGTATTGAAAAGGTTATATATAAAGGGGTTGATATCTCTGGGTGTTTGGAGGTTGAAGAGTTGGATATGCTTGAGGCGCGTGCAGAACTTCAATACTTAAAGCAGGTAGAGGAAATGTATGAATAGCGTGGTGGGTGAGTTGCTGATAAGCGCCAGCATTGTTGTTTGTTTTGTGGCGGTGATTTTTCTATGCGCCTGGATGTACCCGTCAATGACTGAGGTAAAGAAGATGGACTGCAGCATGGTGGAGTTTTCACCTGACATCAGTCTTGAGGTGAAGCAAGCATGTCGAGAGATGAGGGGAAGAAAATGAGTGGATGGCGCAAGAGACAGATTGATGAGTTGGAAGAGAAAGACATGAAGCTCAATGGCTCATAATTGACATCTATGAGCAATGTCTTTAATGAGTGGGTGGCAAGGTATCAGCCTGATCCGGTGCTATTTGTGCGGGAGGTGCTGGGGGTTGACCCTGACCCGTGGCAGATTGAATTCTTAAAAGCCATTGCTAGAGGGGACAGGAAGATATCGGTCAGGAGTGGTCACGGGGTGGGCAAGAGTACGGCCAGCAGCTGGGCAATGCTCTGGTACTTTATGACCAGGAGTCCAGTCAAGGTGGTGGTGACTGCGCCAACGAGTAGTCAGCTGTATGACGCGATGTTCGCGGAATTGAAGAGGTGGATCAACGCGATGCCTGTGCCACTGCAGGGGCTGCTGACTGTCAAGCAAGAGAGGATTGAATTCAACGCTGCACCCACTGAGATGTTTATCAGTGCCAGGACCAGCAGGGCAGAGCAGCCAGAGGCATTGCAGGGAATACACAGTGAGAATGTGATGCTGGTGGCTGATGAGGCAAGTGG